GAAGGTGCTTTCAGAACGAACTGCACCCGTGAAAGTCGTAGTACCCATTGTAGTCTCCTGTCTGGGTTAGTCCAAAATGTTCCACATGGAACAATCGGTCAGGAAAAGAACAAGGGCCACCAATTGGCAGCCCTGTTCGATTGCCTAGCTATTAGCTAGATCCGGGCGATCCGTAAATTCCCAACGGATCTGATACGCCGAATGAGTATCGTTCACGCGCTTTATAGCGCACGTTACCCGTATCGAAGTCACCATCCATAGACGTTTCTAGCGCAGTACGCTCAAACATCTTCATACCGTTAGGTATGTCAGTGATGATGAAGAACGCATTGCTGTCAGTCAAATAGTGATTAACAGCGTAACCGCCGGGGATTGCACCCATATTGCGGATAGCGTTCAGGTCGTTATCAGCCGTGCCGACACGCTGAGTGGTCTCCAGAAGACGATCTGCCGTAAACATCAGTGCAGGCGGTACAACCAAGCTACGAGGACGGGCTGCGATTAACAGTCCACGCTCATCTGTGAAGGCTGCAATCTCAATGATTGCTTGCTCCAGTGAGGTCTCGTTAAGGTCAGCACCAGTAGATGGACGGTTGGAATTGGTTCCACCGTTTACTAATGGGTGCGAAGCGTTGAACAACGTAACACCGTCTCCAGATTGGAAGCTGGTGAAGCCATTGTTAAGCGGATTCGCTGCTTTAACCTGCTTGGTGTAGGCCATAGCCCGTGCCAAAGCTTTCGTGTAGCGAGCCGAAAGAGAATCGTAGAGATTATCTTCCATCGCTTCCTCGGTGATGGCGAAGCCCATCGCTATCGTCTCGTGATTATAGCGAGCCGTGTAGCTTTCTTGAGCCGAATCATAAGAGATTGCAGCGCCTTCAGCCTTAACGGGAGCAGCACCAAAGCCGCTCAGTTTCACTTCTTCCTCAAAAGAACGATCAGAACTCTCAGTCTCATAAATGAGAGTGTGTTCATCTTCGTATTTTTCGTACTCCAAACCAAACAGAGCATTAAGCCCCGGCAGGAGTTCTTTAAGCATTTGCGCTCTTGAAATTGCCATTGCCTAATTCTCCTTAAACGCCGAGCTTGGTTTCGTAAGCGTGGCTCAAAGGCAGATAGGTAACGATGCAGTCTGTGAATGCATCACCTACGGTGCTTGATGGGCCATCTACGAAATCAACGACACGCAGTGGTAGTGTATTAGTCGTAGCGATAGAACCGCCGTCTAGGGCGTTCTTGCTTCGACCGATTGAGGTTGATCCAGCAGTGTTAACCGCCGAGACGTTGTTTCCAAGGCCGGTTTGGGCAATAGCCTCATCAGCCTGCATACGGAACAACAACTTAGGATCATCGACAACGTAAGCAACGATATCGTCAGCAGCCGTAGATGCTGGGAATTGTTGATTAAACGTCTTTTGGTTTGTTGATGGGTCTGTGTAAGCGCAGCCTACAAAGATCCCAACAGTGCCAGCAACAACAGACGTTGTTACAGCGGCTTTTTCAACGGTGCCAGCAGCAACCAATTTTACGAAATCGCCATAAAAAATAGCAGTTCCGTAAGCGTTGGCGATCTTAATGTGACGAACCTTGCCCGTAAACGAGCCGCTCGCACTTAAGGTATCAACTGGTTCAGCACCCATAGGGGTTGCAACGGTAGCCATAATGGCCTCCTCAAGTTAATCAACCAACCCCTTGCCAGAGGTTAGTCCTTACCAAATGAAGACACCCGTGTGCTTCGCTCAGGATTAAGCAGCGGCATACGAGGGTCATTTTCGCGCAAGAAATTATTGTCCACGGACTGCATTTGATTATCAGCAACCTGCTCAAAGTGCTTGGTGCGAGCATCCATTCTGGCTTTATCAGCCTTACACAGAAGCAAACCACCAACCTCAATATTGCCCTCAAACTGAGATCCAACATCAGAAGCCAACATAAGCTCAGGATGATCTTCGGCCTTTACAGGCTGCCAGCCTTCTCTGAACATTCTGGACACATGAACATTGTCTGATTCACCAAGAGTCTTGGTTCTTATCCAGCGAAACACCCACCCATCTTGTGGCTTAGGGTCTGGAAGGATAGAAGCCGGAATCCATGAATCACTAGGTCTTGCAGACGCATCTCGCGTCTCGTTTTCTCTAGGTGTGCGCTCTTCAGTCACTGTTTGCCCTCCTTAATGAGTTGCATCGCGTACTGTTCATTGGTAAGCCCGATTCGCTTGGCGAGAGCAATCTGGCTGGACGTTAGCCGTACTTTGCGCGGTTTGGCACCATTGCTCCTTGAGGAGGGTGCCACCACCGACGAGGGCTGATTAGCAGTCACGGGCGCGTTACGTCCATATGTATCGCTAGAGTCCTGCCAATCATAATCTGGGAATGCACTACGCATTCTTGAATCTATTCGTTGAAAATATTCAGGAGAGTTTGGTGCGACACCCTCCTGAACAGCTTTAGCATGAGCGCCGTAAGCAAGGCTTGTCATTTCTTCAAACCCCGGCTTCATAAACCACTCATTGCGAGAAGCCCAGTCTTGGGCCTCTGGCTCAACAGAGGGTTGTTGCGCCTGCTGCTGCGCTACAGCTTGTTCTCTTGCAAGCTGCTGCTGATAAACCTGTTGTTGATAAGCGTCATCCGCTACCGTGACAGGCTTGTTTGCGAGGCTTTGCTCATACTTACTGGCCTCTTGAAGCTCAGACTGCGCTCTCATTAAGCTTTCCTGAGCGGCAACTACGTTATCCGTATCACCCTCTTCGTAAGCTTTCTTGTACTCCTGCCTAGCAGATTCCAATGATAACTGAGCTTTGTCTTTAATCTGGCTGATCAAGGCCGCTTCACCGCGATTGATCAAAGATTCATACTCTTTGTTCTTTGCGGTAACCGCTTGAGCGTAACTCACAGCCTCTTCACGAAGGCGCTCTGCCGCTTCTCGCTGTCGGCGCTCCTCGTTTTGTTCGTACCTAAGCTTGTTTATTCGCTTCTGTACACGCTCACTGTACCCAGAGAGTTCATCGTCATCGATATCGCTATCTGACGAACTAGCCTTTGGTGCGCGACGATCCTCTTCTGGGCGATCATCAACAATCTCTAACTCTAAGTCAGGATCAGTGATCGCCTCTTCGTTATCTGATGAGCGACCAATAGTTGTCTTTACGCCGAAAAACTTATCCTCGGCTGAAGACTCTTGGAATCCCATCTCTTCTTGCATTTCGCTCATACCTTAACAATCCCCCTTGGATCTTCTACAACGGCTTCAACGCTATCGTCATTAATCAAACGGAACTCTTTGTCGTGAACCTTGAATCGTGTGCCAGAATAAGACCGCATTAAAATGAAGTCGCCTTCTTTGCAAGACGGGCCGGATGGAAACCGCTGTGAGTCGCTGTATGCGTCTGGGCCTAATGCTAAGACCAGACCGACAATAGAGCCTACCTCTTCGTTGTGCAGGGTTTCAGTGGCTTTCAGTATGCCACCAGCCGTCTTTTCTTCAGGTTCAGGTAAAGCAATAAGTATTTTGTAACCTCTGGGTTGAGGCAACTGTTTTGCTTTGCGTGACTGCTCATCCCCTTCGGGGGCTGCGTCATCGTTAATTGCTAATGATTCGCTCATTAGTAGTCCTATGCACTGGAAAAAAGCGTCCAGAGTCGCTTGCACCGCTTATGCGGAGAAATCTTCCTCTACCTTGGCCTGCATATCCAAAAGCTCTCGCTCTGCGATAGCCAAGCCTTCAATAATTCCAACACATTTTGAGTATTCACTATAATCTTTACACGCGCCACCACTTATATGATCGGCGTACTCATTCATCTGATTACGCAGTGTTTGCCTGTAATACTCAAAACTGTTTACAGAGGATACACTACTCACCCTCTAAGTCCTTAGCTATTTCTCTGCCAATCTTAAATCCTTCCAACTGCTCCTTGGATACAATCTTGCGCTCTTCAAGCTCTTCTTTGGAGTTGTTTTCGGCAATGCTTGCTGCCAGTTTGGCTTGAGCCAAACGAGCATCCTGCTCCAGCCTATCCCTTTGTAGCTGAGAGTTGCTGGCAGCTTTTTGCATATCAAGCTGTATCTTAGCCATCTCGGTTTGAGCTTTGGTCTGAGCCTGCATCTCTTTGATTTGTAACTCTTTTTGCTGCATCTGAACAATAGGATCTTGAGCTTGTTGTTGAGCCTGCTTAGCTTGAGCCTCTTGCTGATTCTTGCCGGTAAGCTGTTCGGCAGCAGGAGCAACAAGCCTAGAGATTCTAAACTCAATATCTTCTGGCAACGCTGTATCAGGCGGCGGTAGCTCGACACCAAGCTGCTTTTCGATCTCCATTCGGTACTGAAACGCCAAGTGTTCTTGAATATGTGCCGCCAACGCTGCACCAGCCTTCTGTGCGTTTGGACTCTTTGACATGATCTCCATGATCTTGGGGTCTTCGATCATCGCCTTGTGAGCAGTGATGTGCGCCTCATGGTCTTGGTAGATAAACGCCTTAACAGGTTCGCTGTTAATGATGTTCATGTTTTCAGACACCGGATCTGTAGGCTGCATATCGCCCTCTAGAGGCACGATCTTATCTGCATCCCTTATGTTCAGTATTTCCAGCATCTGACGGTGCAGCAATGGCAGGTCATACATGTCGGGCGACTGCTGCGCTAGTTGCAGGGCCGCTTGATACTGCATGATCCTTTGCGCCATCGTTCCAGCATTAGGATCACTGACGGGGATAATATCGACACGGTCATCAAAGTCTTCACGGGTAAGCGCGGGGCCGTCTTCATCGTATGGATACTCTTGAGGCCCAAAGTCCTTTACGACATTGGACAGCAAGCGCAGTTCTATACGCATAGAGGCGTGTAGACGCGCTTGAACCGCGCTCATCACCTTCATAGAGCGTTCTAGGATGGCTAATGTGGTGCCAACTGGCGCTTCTGCATTCATATCGGCTGCTTTTACGTCGGCAGCGGAGGCAAAACGCCGTCCCTCCTCTACAATATCGCCCATAAGCTGGTACAAGACTGTGCTTGGCTCTTTGTAGGGCAAAAATCTGATGTTATCTTGGATTGTGCCGCCCGGAACGTCCACATCGCGGAATTCTCCCGGCATAATCGGCGTATCATCGCCTTTAATTCTCAATCCTCTCGACTTTAGGCCGCCCGGAAGGTTGGCTAACGTGCCAGCGTCCACTAATTGACGCAAAAGCGAGGTTGCTGACTTGGCTAGGCCGCCAATCATGTGGATTAAGCCGAATCCGTAGAATCCCAGCCCCGGCATGTACTGATAATGCACAAAATGTTGCCGTTTAAGCTTGCGTTGATCCTCTTCGTACCAGTTTCTGCGGATGGATAGCACTGTTCTAGAGCTAAGATCGATGCTGACAACGTATGGAAGGGCTATTCCAGTAGGTTCGCCGTTATCTGTGTCTTCAAAACCTTCCAAATCAAGGTCAACCATCATCTCTAGGATGGTATGCCTGCTGTCACCGTCGTAACTAGGCTCATCGCCGGTCAGTTCGTTGTATTTATCCTTGATTCTGTCGTAGCTGTCTGCGGCTGGTGACGCATCTCCTAGCTCAACGTCAGCATAAAAGCCTGAAATCTGTAATTTTCGCACCTCATTACTGGTGCGCTTCATGATATGAGTGGCTCGTTCACACGTTTCGAGGTCTGAAGCCCCGTAACTCACGACAAAATCTTCAGCAGGGACAAACATGCTGCAAGGTCGTCCCATTGATGGGTCGTAATACACCTTTCTAAAGGCGCTACCCGCCAATGGAAGAGAAAAAAGCATCCGTTCCGTCTCTGCGCGGTACTCGGTCATCTTCTCAGTGAGCAAGTAGTTCAGATAATCTTGAACTCTGTGCGCTTGCTTCTCTCTTTCGTCATCTACTTTGCCAACAATCGATGTTTTTACCGGCCCACTGGCTGGAAATATCTCTTGTATGGCTTGTGACTGGAAGCGAATTACCGATTCTGTAAGCAATGGGTGGAATACGCCACAAGCACCGTCCCAAGGGGTGGTGCGCTCTTCATGCTTTAAGCCTAAAAGATCAAGGCCTTCGATATAAGACCGCTCCCAGTCGGCTCGACTTTCCTTATCTGCACGAAAAGAGCCGATAAGGTCGTTTGCCATTGAGTAGAGATCAGCCTCATCAATCAGTTCGGCTAGATTGGAGTCATGCGGAACGCCTGCGGTCTGCAAATCGTCCTCATCGAACTCAAAAAT